TGGAGACATACCAGTTCAGGAATAACCCGCCGACCGTCGCGGAGTTGGAGTTGGCGCCTGCCGCTAATGCAGTGGCAGACTCGACAGTGCCATTGAAACGAGCCATTAGCGATCCTTAGAAATCAAGAGGGGTATACCCATCTCCCTCAACCGGGACAGTAATCGTGAATACCTGCTGGGTATTCCCTGTGTTCCATGTTACATTAATTCCCGCACCGGTTACCTGGTCAAGATCATTCCAGGCAAAGGTGACGGTTTTGCTCTGTGTTTTCAGGGCATTCCAGGCAATCCCCACGGACTTGGTGATCTGGACCCGGGTATTCCAGGCAAAAGAGTGCGACTGCGTGATAGCAGCCTTGACATTCCAGAGGAACTGCTTCTGGGGATTCTGCTGGAACCGGGTATTCCACAGGAGCTGGGCCGTCCTGCTCTCATGGAAATGATCCACATGCGTATCGGTGATTCTCACGGTATCCGCTGGCACGGCATGGGTAAGGGTGCGTGCCACTTTGTCCGTGATGGCCATGGTGCTGACAGGCAGCGGGACGGTTTCTGTCTTGGTGAAGGTGTTCGGGTTATCCAGCACGCCCACGGAATCATGAACGCGCATGATGAGCTTCCGGGCGAATTTATCTGCCAGCCCGGCGTGCTGGGACCAGTGCTGGTTGGCCTGGATCTTCTCGGTGAGGTTCAGGTGGTCATGACTGGAAACCAGTAGGAAAATCTCTGTTTTCTCATGGTCGGTCAGCATGACGCTTTCCGCGAAGCGCTTGGTTACCTTGAATACTTTCTTGTCCGTGATGCGCTCGGGGTCCACGGGGATCCGCAGCGCGCGGGCATTTAGCTCATGGTCGGTATTCAGCAGCGTTTCGGATAGCGGAATGGACAGCTTGAGGGAGAAGCGGTCGGTGAGCCCGGCGCGGTCCGCATCAACCTGCATTTCCTTGATGGACTTGATGCTGTCCAGGATCAGGGCAGTGTCGGACCGGGGGAGGGTGAGCCGGATCGCCACCGCATCAGTCAGGCCCAGGTTCTCCCGGTAAATGACATCCCGGATTGCCTTGTCCGTGACAGTTTCGCTGTCAGCGAACGGGAGGATTTCCTTTTTCGGTGCGGTATCGGTAATGCCTGCGGTGTCAGCGAAGGTAACGGACTTGGTAACCAGGACGGAATCAGTCAGGCCCATGTCCCCGACGAATGTTTTCTGCCCGGGGAGGGAGACATCCACTTCGTCCGCGAGAGTGCTGGCCGTGTCTACTATCTTGACAGTGACCTTGAATACATCCGTATCCGTCACCGGCTCACTGTCAGCCAGAGGGACCTTGATGACAATGGGGGCGGAATCAGTGATCCCGGCGGTATCAGTGCGCGGCAGGGTGAGCTTTATGATCACGGAGTCAGTCAGCGGGACATTATCAGTGCGCGGCAGAATCAGCTTGATCTTGCTGCTGTCCGTGACCGGGACATTATCCGAGTGGGGGAGGGTTTCCTTCAGCGTGGCTGAATCGGTGACCGGGATATTGTCAGTGCGGGCCAGCGTTTCCTTGACTGATGAGGCGTCCGTTACCGGAACGTTATCAGACCGGGGAACCGTCAGCTTGACTGATTTGACATCCGTGATAGGCTCAGAATCACCGGACAAGGGGATGTACTCAGTGAGCTTCGTCAGGTCCGTCCCGGACGCGATATCCGCGAAGGTCCGGATCACGAATTCCGCATACCGCATCCGCAGGAATGACTTACGCGGACGGTACGGGAGGAATCTCAGTGTCCTGTGGGTAACCGGGGCAGTCGGCGGGGGAACAACCGTGAAGGTCAGGACAAGCTGGCCCGCTGCACCATCCCCGCCCAGGAGCGCGGAACCGGACGTACGGTGACCGGCACCCCCGCCAGCGCCGCCAGGGGCAGATCCATTGGACCCGTTGGTTATGGCACCGCCGCCATTTCCCCCATTACCGCCGCCAGCAGGGGCAGTACCGCCTGCGCCTCCCGTGGATGAACCGCCACCGCCGGTAGTTCCCGCACCAGCGGAAGAAGCAGAGGACCCGCCGCCGCCACCGCCTGTTGATGTGCCGCGCTGACCACCCGTACCACCATTATTATGCGTGGTATTAGTGCTGCCGGTTCCGCCTGCGCCGCCGGCATTGCTCACACTGGGCTGTGGCCCGCCGCTGCCCCCGTTAGCGGTCAGTGTGCCATTATCAAAAGTGGCAGTGGTGTCTGTGCCGGCAGCGCCTGCATTATTAGAGGACTGACCGCCCTGGCCCCCGGTGCCAATCGTGATGTTATAGACAGTTCCCGGGGTGACGGAGAAAACCTGGGAAGCAAACTCCCCGCCGCCGGCGCCGTTACCTGACTGCGTAGTACCGTTAGCGGCAGATCCGCCCCCGCCTGCACCAGTGCCCTCGGCAATGACAGAATACACGCCAGCCGGGGCGGTCCAGGTGGTCGCCCCGGCTGTTGTGAATGATACGGTTGTCATCTAACCGCCGTTTCCGGCCTGGGAATAATCTCCCTTGGTAGGCTGACGGGGGAGGATCAGCAGGTCACTGGCCCTTGAACAGGTGAGACCAGGTAATGGCCAGTGTGTCCAGGGATCCCTTGTTGTAGGCGGAGGCGAAAACAACCCGGGAAATAGTATTGGCCGCCGTGCTGGTGGCGTTGGTCCCGGAGTCATTTACGATGACGCACTCATTCAGGGCAGAGGATGTGGCCGTGCCCGGTGCGTAGGTCACCTGGTATACGGCCTGGACGCCGTTGCCCGCACCCTGGTTTGCGGTCTGCGGGAAGGTGGCATCAAATGCCTGGTTAGAAGCGGTCAGGTAGGTTGCCAGGGCCGCGCCTGCGCCGTTCTTTGCGACGGCAGTAGTACCGGTGCCCAGCTTCATTCCCGTGACGAAAGTCGGGTGGGAGGCAGCGGCCGGGGAAACACCGGTAATAGACATGCCGGCGTAGTAGAGGTCACCTGCGTCAGTGACTAAGTTCTTGTAGACATCCTCAACCTCAAGCACGCCCTGGGCATTCCAGAGACGGACTGTGCAGATGCCAAGGATCCCGTTGAAGTCAGGCATGTCGATTTCCCTTAGCTTGTGGAAAGAATCACTCTAATTGTAGCTATCCATTACTGTCGAATACTACCTGCAATGCCCCGCCGTCATTATTGACCGCAAGGGTATTGCTGGCAGTTCGCTTGAACCAGACGGCGAAGCAGCTATTCGGGGCGACAGAGCCCACGGAAAGGCCGCCGGCAACAGTCGCGGACGCAGAGGTCCAGGACGCGATGCCGGCGGGGGCGGTAGTTGAGTTGGCAATGACAATGGCCTGCTGTGAGCCTGATGTCTTAGTGACCACGCCGTGGGTGTCCAGTGCGTACTGGATCGTGGCGCCACCGGCGATATCAGAGGCCGAGGGCATGAATACCACCGTGTTCAGCATGGAATTGCCTGAGCTGGTGTTATTCAGGATAAAGATGCACTGGTAATCCACCTGGTTCCCGGCATTCTGGGCTCCGGTAATATCCAGGAACAGGTCATTCAGCGGGGTATTAGAGATCTGCGTGGTGGAGAGGAACTTTCCCAGGGAATTACCTGGGGTGCCGACACCAGAGAACCCGGTGACTGCGCCGGGATTACTCAGGTAAAACTGTATATCCGAGGACGCGATCTGGGTCATATCACTGGATCTCAATCACTAGCTGTCCGACACCGATCTGGATAACCTGGCTGGCGTTGACCTGGATAGAGGTGGGCAGCAGCCAGGACATCAGGAAATACCCAACGGTCCCGGATGCCACGGTAACCATGGCCGCCCACTGCACCGCATTTGTCATCCCGGCGGTCATCGGCCCGAAGGTGAGCAGAGCTGAGTTGGACAGGGATGACGGGTAGGTGGTGGAGGAATGAGCAAAGGTAATAGCCTGGCGGGAATACCCGGACGTGGTGATCTCCGTGAGGTCAGAGATATTCACGGCATTAGCGGCTACCGGGTCTGCCGAGAGAAGGGCGAGATACCGGGAGCCGGCGCCGGTAACCCATGCTGAGCCGTTCCAGGTTTTGACAGCGTTCCCGGATGAGGTATCAATCCAGTAGAGCCCGGGGAACCATGTGGGGGGAGAGGAGGCGACGACAGGGACAGCCGTACCGGATAAGTGGTTGGCAATCCCCGCCGCGCCGAACTCTGCAATCTGGCCTGCCATTTATACTCCTGTCAGTGCCAGATATATCCCTTGGCATCCAGGTAATCGTAAAGATCAACATCCATGGCGTACGGGACACCCTCCTCAAAGCTCATCGTCTGGAGGGGCCCCACGTAGGGCTCCTCAGCTTCCGCGCCGAGAGGATGGTCCGGGTCGCCGGGCTGGAATACAAACCGCCCGAATGTCATGTCCTGAATGGGGGAATTAACCCTGACCCCGTGGATAATCTTGGGCCGTACTTCTACCGTCTTAAGCTCGACTTCATCCAGCTCTTCTGCCGCCACCTTAACCCGGGAGGCCCGGGTCATATCCACTTCGTTTGTGGCTTTGCGGTGGGCAGCAGCAGCATTAGCCAGGCCGATTTCCTTCTCCCGCTGAGCCAGCTCAGTGGAGTTGGCCTCGGCCAGGTCCTGCATTCTCTTGCCGGTGTAGTCGAGGGGGGACTTCTTCCGCATCCGGTTCGGGGAATTGGGGTTCGCCGCGCGTCCGGATACGGAAAGATTTCCCTGGAGGCTGTCAGTCATATTTTGTCCCTAGTTTCTTGTACTTCTGTAAATATCGTACTGCATTGGTGAGGATTTCCGGTGAGTCATCTACAAATCCCAGAAGGTAGTTGCATCGGGGGCACAGAATTCCTCTCACACAACGTCCGCAGGATTTCTGACCGGAGCAGCATCCATGATCATGATCTATATGTTCCTTAACTTCCGTCAAGAATTTTCTGGAACAAATAGCACAGGAATCATTCTGTCCAGCCAGTATGTCCACGTACTGTTTTAATGATAGTCCGTAACGCTTTATTCGCTGAACAAAACTATTAGCTGCTGCACATTTTCTGCAAGAGCGTCGTCCTTGCGGATTACGGTATGTATTTTCTTCCGTGTACTCGTGTCCCTTAGGACAGTGAGTTTTGGCTTTATTAATACCACCCGCTCCTACTCCCGAAGCAGGCCGACGAAGTTTCATACGCTCTCTGCGGCAAGTCTTGCAGTGCTTATTACTACCGCTTAGATACGTATTATCTTCATCGTAAGCGTGACCCTGGGGGCAATGTGTTTTCATTCCCCCAGGTTATCACACTTTAATCCGTCAATTGGTTGAGCAAGTGATAACGGCCTGGTCGGTGATCAGGCCAAGCCCCCAGATGGCGTACCAGGCCAGAGCGTGCTCACGGCCGAAGTCGAGAATACCGCCGTCACGCAGTTCCACAGGGAGGGAAATAGCGTGGCCGAATGCATTGTCACCCAGTACAACCGCGTTGTAATAGATCGGGCCAGAGGTGCCAGACACGAAGTTGTTCGTGATCTGGGTGGTCTCGATGAATACCACGTCATTCAGGCGGCCGATTTCCCCCAGCATGAAGTTGCCAGGCGCGGCATACTTCGTCATTTCGATGAACTCGGGGTCATCACGGAGCTGACGGCTCTGGTGGGGGTGAAGCAGGCAGACGTAGGTTTCCCCCAGCCGGGGAACGTTCTTTGTGGCCAGGGTCTCTACGGCATCCTTGACCACTGCGGTGGTAAAGGAGTACAGCCCGGTCAGGCCCGCAATGGAAGTGGCCGGGGTGCCGTGGTCGAACGGGGACAGCGGGGTCCGCACGGCGGAGGCCAGGGCGAACTTATTGTACCCGTACAGGACGGAGGAAGCCTGGTAGAGGGTGTCACGGGCGGAGCCGTCCAGGTACAGGGCCATGTTACGGCCGAGCAGCCGGGACCCTGAGGCCATGACATCATCGAATGAGGCATTCAGCAGAAGCTCGGATACCGCAATGGCGAAACCCTGCTCAGCGACGGTAATGTCAAACTGGCTGGCGGTTAATGCCACAGTCTGCATGCGCACGCCTTCCACGAGCTGCGATGCAGCACCGAGGTTGTTGTAACGCATGAAGTGAATAGTCAGACCAGGCTGAACCCCAAGTTCGGTCTTTTTCACCGCGAACTGTTCGAAGCGCAGGATGGGCATTGACTGGAAAAGAATTTCCTTCGACCAGATCGTCTGAACGGCCTGGGATAAAGAAGTATTCGGACCTGTGTAAACCGTGGGGGACGCGGACAGGTACGGGCTCCCGGTAATAGCAGCCATGTCCTACTTACCTTTCGTTGGCTTGAAATGCCTTATCAATAGAGGCCCTGATTGCTGTCTGCGCTGGTAAGCCCGAATGCCGCGCGGTGCTTTCCCCACTCTGACATGGGGATGTTCCGGATTTCCTCCGGTGTAAGCTGGCGCTGCTGTCCCGTGATGTTGTCCAGGGGAGCCCCGGCAGGCGGGGCAGAGGTATTGCTCACTCCGGGCATTCCTGCGCGAACCTGCTGCTGGCCGGCCCGGATATTCTCCAGTATACTATTGGTTTTTGCGCGGAGGTTAACAATTGATTCCTCAACCTCGGCCTCGTTATTGCCGTTGATGAAATCAATCAGCTCATCCGCGATATGATCACCGGAAAGCTCCTCACGGGCCCGGCGCTCAATGTAATTCTTGAGGGCGAGGTGCTGCCGGTCGCGCTCATAGGCCGCCTGGGCGGCCTCCTGCTTCCGCTGAAAATCAGCGAAGCGGTCCTGCCATTCCTTTTCCCGGGACTCAATAAGCTGCCTGGAGGACATTTCCTCCTCGGCGCGCTGGCGCTCCAGCTCAGCGGCCTGCTCACGGGCCTGCTGCTCAGCGGCGGCGCGCTCATCAGCGGACCTGCGCAGTGCGGCGACCTCATCCTCTAATGTCTTATAGCGCTCGTCGGTCTTTGTGATCCGGCCGTACAGCTTGTCGCGCTCTTCCCGCCGGGCTCTCTCGATATCCTCGGCAGTGAAAAGCTGCTGAGAATTCCCACCACCGCCACCGGAGATGGTGTAATTCTGGGGGGTCAAGGAAACGGTATTGGTGCCGGTAGTGGTCGTGTAACCTACGGCGGAGTTATTCCCGCCTGCACCTGCGTTGGTCGGCTCAGTCATGCTGGCTCAGTTCCTTTACTGGTTGTTTTCCTGATAAATCCCGGGTAGATTTAATTGATATGTTATCAGGCGCCGGGGATATCTTAGGTATTATCCTTATCCGGGTTGCGCCTCTGGGGGAGTTTCGTTCCCGCTGCCTGCACGGCGATATCCTCGGCCACATTGGCTGAGGTCACGCCGGCGATCTTCGCCAGGTCGGCAATGCCCGGGTTACTGGGCAGCACGGGGGGCTTCGGGACCGGGCCCGCTGCGGCAGAGGGGTTATTGGGCTTGGCACCACCGGGCGGGGCCTGCGGCGGGACGGGTTCCGTGCCCTCGGGGATAACCCCGGTGGCCTGGATAATAGCGGAGTCGGCCTGGGCCTTGATGAGGGACAGCGCGGCGGCCTGCTTGACATCCACGACCTGCTCCTCGAAAAGTTCCTGGAGCTTCTCGTCGGGGAATTCCTCATTGAGGTCCCGGAGCGCGCCTTTCTTGGATTCCAGCCCCAGGGCCATCTTGGCCTGGATCTCAGACAGCCGGATTACCATGTCAATGGGCAGCGGGGGCGGCCACATGACATCGGTCTGGTAAACATCGGGGTCCTCGGGATTGATGAGATCCGGCTGGTCCGGCTGCTTGATCCCGTCCGTGTTGGGGTTGTACAGGATCTGATCAGGCTCGTGGATAAATAATGTCCGCAGTGCCAGGGCATTGATTTCCTGGAGGCCCTGCCCGTACTGGGTGCGCTTGAGGTCATAGCGCAGCATCGTCGGCATGAACTGGATAGACAGCGCCACACCGGAGGTGTTGGAGATAGGCTGGGCCATCCCGAGCGCGGATTCCGGCACACCGGTCATCTCGTGCATGGCAATTTTCAGGCGCTCAAGGAATTCCATAGCCGGGGGAAGCCCGGCCTCGCCGCCCTCCAGGTTGTACACCTTAGCTGAGGCATCGCCCAGGGCCCATACTTTCTTTGCGCCCTTTTCCAGGTTGGCGGGCTTGGCACCCGTGATAATTGTCACCGGGGCGACATGGTAGTTGATGATGTCGCTGACCTCGGTGGACTTCTCGTTATACTCCCGGTTCAGGGGGATAACATCCAGGATGTCAGATAATCCCCACGGAGAAGCCGATGCAATCTGGTTGGCGATGTGCACGATGGGGATAACCCCGAGGGGATTCGGCCGCTGATCGATCAGCTCGTCATTGACGTATTCCTCGATCAGCTCGTCCGTGATGATCTCGGTGTAGGTGTAGACCTGCCGGGTGCCCTCGGGTGCAGTGCCCCAGAACCGGTACTTGAGCTTGAACCGGATCATCCGGCCCTTGGCGTGGGGGTGCCATTCCGGGAAGGCGAAACTCGGGTTGATCGGCAGGATCAGCACGCGGCCGGGGTGGGGGTGCCCGGCAGGATCGGTGTAGGCGGGCTCGTACGCAACCTTGACGAATACGTCGCCGGTCACGGAGCCGATGTTCCCCATTTCCCACAGGAGCTGGGATTTGTTGTTATCTACCGTCCAGATCCGGTCCAGCAGGGCGGGGATAATGTGCTGGAATTCCTTGTCACAGGAGAAGTAGACACCCTTGGAGAAAGTGAAGTTGGTCAGGAAATCCGACAGGGCCTTGACATAGTTGAAAGTAAGCTGGGGTTCGCCGGCCTCGCGGCGGTATGCCCAGAGCTAATGATGGCCTAAATAAAAAGCCCATGACTGAGCGTAGCGGGTCATACGCGGACCGTGAACCTCAAACTCCTCATCAGAAAGCTCGATTAAGCCAAGAGGAGAGACGGAAATGGTCAGATCGCTGCCGGCTGCTCGCATGCTGGGGCTAATAAAATCTATAGCCATCAGGCATCACCCCCTCTCCTGATGAGCGGAGAGGTAATCCTCCACCGCAAGCCTGATAAGCTCATACGGGTTGATGCCAGCCTTCTTTGCTAGGGCAATGATACGCGCATCCAGATCATCATCCCAGAATAAATCCCGGTTCCGGATGTTGGATTTCTTGGTAATCCATCGGCAGTTTTCCGGGCAGTAATGGGAATCTGAATCTATTCTATCCAGTTCCAGGCCGCGCACATAGCCGTTGACCAGGGCCCAGTCACGGAAAGCCATAAAATCCGTGCGCCATGCAGGGCATACCCGAACGCCCTTGGCGCCGTACCATCTGTAATTGTGCGCCTTTGGGGATTCACAGCGGCGCACCATAGCTTTCCATAACCGGTATAACGGGGTTTTAGACTGACCATGCGCTCCACGGACTCTGGTAACCCGCTGGATTTTTCCGTCTCTGACCCGGGTATATGTTACCGAATTTTCCATGCTTCTACCTTAGCTGCTTCAGCCGGCGCTGGGCTTCCTTGCGCTGCTGGGGATTTCCGTACCTCATGATCTCAAACAGTACCTGCCGCAGGTTCTCCAGACGGGCCGCGTCCACCTGCTCCTTTGTCGGCAATAAATCCCCCTGCCTGGCTCCGTCACGGACATGATCAGGCTCAATCTTACCAGGGTGTTACCGTCCAGGGCGCGGCATCTTCGGGGGAGAGGGCTTCACGCTGGGCGTGCGCACCTTGGGCATCCGGATCCGGGGCGGGGACGGGCGCATGCTCACTGGTGCCGCCAGGGTACAGCCGGGATAACCAGGTGCATAGCCACGCAGAATAACCCGGCGTAGAGGAGGACATCCTCCCACTTGGGATTGTGTGCAATCAGCCGAAGCAGGACATCGAAACCGAACAGGACTGCGGCAATTACGGCGAACATAATGACTCCTTCCTGTTATCTAAAGAATACAGCAAAATGCCCAGGCACCTTGGCAACCTGGGCACTCTGCCGGATAGAGTTATGCACCTGCTACCCGCTAGTTTACCTTACGGGGCGGGCGGGGGGCTTACATTCTCCAGGGCATCAACGGATGCCTGGATGTCGGGGAGCTGGGCAACCAGGGCATTCAGGGCGGAGGTATCCACGGCGGGCGCCACGTTGGCCAGCTCGGCCTGGATGGCGGTTACCGCACCCTGAAGGTCAGATAAGAAACCCTGGAGGGCAGCTACGGCTGCATTGATGTCATCCTGCGCGGCCATTAACTTCCTCACTTCTTTCTTTAACTCATTGATTTCTGCCCAGAGTTTGCGCGTTCCCGGGCAGGGATAATAAAACGGAGGCCAGAACCTCATGGGATTAACCTGTCAGTCGTCCACACAGGCGGGATTGTGGCGCTCGTAACGGCGGCCACTGGGATTCGGCTTGCCCCGGTTGACCTGGAGGTACTCGTACCGGCCGGGAACCTGGGTGCCCTGGGCGAATTCCCCGAGGTAGGTCGGTGCCTCAACCCAGGCTGCGGAGCCGACATGGGCCCGCTCGCGCATGGTCTCGTCCGGCCACTTCTCATAGACATTCTTATTGTGGCCCCGGGCGTCGGTCTCATAGCCCTGCATGATCCCGTTCACGAACTCATTGGGTAAGTCCGTGTCAGTACCCAGGCCCTCCTCGAAACGCAGGGGGCCGCGCCCGCCAGGGGCATTCGGCGCCATCTTGCGCTCGTATACGTTGGTTACCCGCTCGGGATACGGGTTCCCCGGTGCGATCTGTGCCATTGTTTCTCCTTTTATCCTGTGCCGGAAACCGTAAAGGCCATTGCCTGAGCGGAAATCATCTTGACGGTTGTCCCCGGGTTGGCTACCCCGCCGCCCAGTGATGAGCCGTACGGGGTGGCCTGCCAGGGAGTGGAAGCGGTGGTATAGGAACTGGGGATCTGGGTGCCCGCCTGAAGCACGGACTGGGCCTGTGTCCAGAGGCCGGCGCCATTGGCCACTACTACTGTCGCATTCGGGGCAACGGCAATTGTGTCCTCACCGCCCACAGTCGGGGCAGTCACGCCGTCAACCGTCACGTAAATAGGAGCGGGGGTAGCCCCTGATTCGTTAGTGATTGCGATGTAGCTGTACCGGATAGGCGTGGATGCACCCGTGCCGAAATTAACCGTGGTGACGGCATTGCCGGTCAGGGTTCCCTCAGCGGTCTGGACAGCAGTGAATGCCATGGATTATTCTCCATCTGAGTAGTAACCGACGCCACCGCTGCCCGTATATTTGACGATATTGATCGTCCCTGTGCTGACTTCCTCGCTTGCGTGCAGCGCTTCACCGACTACAGTCATTATCGCATCTACGGCTTCCACGGATTTCGAGCCGCTGTCAAGAACCCATAGATTAATTACACCGCCGCTTGAGAGACCGCACGATATCAGGTAGATAGGTTCTGTTAATTCCAGGGATATCTGACCTGCCAGCGGATTACCATTCGGCGCGAAGCTAGTCATCAGTAAACCGCCACCCAGGGAACACCAGCCGTGGAGGCGGTGTTGTTCGCCAGTGTGATAGTCGCCGGCGGGGTAGCGGAGTTCGCGCCCGCGCCACCGCCCAGACCGAAGAACATCGTGGCTGCCGTGGTATTGAAATTCTGCACCAGGCAAGTAGCACCTGAAGTAACCTGCGGAGCGACGGAGAAGGTCTGATTCCACAGCACGTAGTAGAAACCGGGGCTCACCAGTGCCGGGGAGGCAAAGGTGGCCGTGAACTTGCCAGTGCCCGTCCAGGAGGCGGTCAGGTCAGCAGTAACGGCGATCTGCACGCCAGCCAGGGTGTACAGACCGAAATAAGTGTGAGTCTGGGTGCCGACCGTGGTGATGTTGACATCCACCTTGGAAGCGAACCCGCCCACAGGGAAATAAACCTTGATCAGGTTGTTTCCCGTAGAAGTCGGGTTAGCTACTACTGTAGTAGCATCCTGCGGCTCTACGGACCAAGCTAAATACCCCTGGGAAGCCGGCTGGCCGATGCCCAAGAATGCGGCACCGCTACCCTGCTCAGTGTTGGCAGTGTCTGACTGGGAAGTCCAGCCCGGGGCAAAGTAATTCTGTGTTGCCATGGGTTTTCCTTACTTCGTGTTTGCCTTGGGGGGCTCGGAATTCTTGCGCTCAGTCTCAGCAGCGGACGGCCCGGCCTTTTCCAGCTCATGGGCGAACTGCGCTTCCCCTTCCGGGGAGGCCCGGTGCGCGGGCTGGGCGGCAGGCGGGTCATACCGGCCGTCACGGGTCTGCGGGGTGGAGACATTGGTGCCGACCACGGCGCCGAGATCCACACCGGTCAGCAGGCCTACCTCTTTCTTGGAGGCGGCGATATCGTGCTCGGGGTGGTCATTCAGGGCCGGGACGCCATCCGCGTAGGTCTTTTTGGTGGTCGTATCGAAATGCAGCCGCATCTGGTCATTGCTGATCGGGCCGCCCACAGAATCCCCGGGGCCGCCGGCCATCATGTGATTGGCCTCGCCCTTGAGGGGGAGCACGGACGGGTGCCCGGGGAAACTCGGGGCGTGTGCGTCATAGCCCAGGTTCTGCGTGGCATTATTGAGGAGCTGCTGGCAGGTCCAGCCAAGCGGCAGGTAAGAGAAATCAGCCATTTACTTTTCCTTTTCCTGGATTTCTGCCGGCGCCTCTGCGGTGTACCCGAGGCTCTGCCCGGCTGAATTGTTTGCCAACTGCTGGACCGTCCAGGCAATACCGACGTTGTTGGCGTTGGAGAACGCGAGATCAGGCATTAATACCCCAGGCTCCAGTCTTTGTTGGGCGCCACAGTCCCGCTGACAATGAGAGTTGAAATATCCACGGGCCCGGTCGTCGCCTTGGGGACGGTAATATCATAATTCCGCCCGTCCATAAAGTATTCCTTTACATGATATACCAGCGGCTGCCCGCCATCGGTAACCATGTTGCTGTTATCAGTGGCCAGCAGCATGGTATCCAGGCGGCCACGGAATAAATACAGGCGCCCCGAGCCACGGAAAGCGTACCCGTAATAGGCACCGGGCGGGACAAGGCCGACCAGCCGGGCTGGCATGCGGTAGGTCACGCCATTCTCGGTAATGGTGACATCATCGGACTGCTGGAATGTCAGGTAGCCGGACAGCGGGTTAGCATTACCGTCAAAGTACATCGCGGTCAGCTCCACGAACACCTGGTCCTGCGGGAAAGGCAGGGGCGCGAAATTAGAGACGGGAGCGGGAAGGTTCACCTGGTTCTGGGCGGACCACCCGATGATGTACCAGGGCGGCAGCAGCGGGTTATTGGAGTAGTCCGGGCCGCCGAAAGTCTGCGTAGTCATATTGCAATTTTATCGTTCTTGACAGCGGCTCTGTTAGGCTGCTAGGCTCCCCGCTACTCAGGAAAAGAGAGGAGCATGCGATGCCCGATCGCATACCAGCCGGCCAGCCGGTTCATGGCTGCCAGTGTGACATCCACCGGGCGGAGCAGGATCTGGCCGCCTTCGTGAACTCACTGGAAAACTGCTCAGGCTACAGTACCGAGCTGTTGCGCTTCCGTGACATGAGGAACCGCGCGAACTGGCAGGCCCGTGTCAGGGCGTGGCAGCGGCTGCTGGGCTACCTGTCCGATGAGCAGTCCCGGACCCTGGTGGACACGGGTTATTTCGATGTCCGGCCATCACCCCCCGGCATCCGGCACTTCTACCGGGTGTATGCATCACCCGGGCAGTACAACATCACAGGTGCCGAATATAACGGCACGGAGCAAGAGGCCGTTGAGTCCCTCTGCTTCGAGCCCTACCCGGCCGGTTACCGGGCCTTCACGCTGCTCACCCAGGCAATGATGCTGAAAACCGACGAATCCGTCGCCCGGTTCGTGGCCAACATCAGCGGAACGGATCCATTCCCGCTCAGCCTGGACCCGGTCAACCGCTATCACGATAGATGGCAGGCGCCAGAGCACCTGATCGCCGCCCGGTACGGGAATGGCTATGATGACTTCGTTCACTGAACCTGACGAGTGGGCGCAGTTGCTGGGATGGCTGTCCCCGGCACATCGGGAAACGGCCCTGAAGCACGCATATTTCGACCTGCTGGTTGAGGGCAGTACTTACCGGATCCTGCTGTACTCGAAAGCCTACAATGTCCTGCTCATGTTCCCGGGCGGAAAGAGAATTGAGGCCCGGTTCTGCCTGAACGTTGACGGCGGTCTGTGTATCCCGGGGACGGTGATGGCCCAGGCCGTGACCCTGATGCTGGAGCCGGATATGTTCCTGGCTGTGGCAAACAAATCCACAAATCCTTGGCTGCCTGAATACGCGGACTTCGAGCTGTCGTGCGAGGAATACAAAAGACTTTACCTGCGGAAACTGCGCAACGCCGCGCGGATCGCGGGGATTGCCGTACCGTGACGCTTTATACGTACCTGTACACCCTCTCGGTCATTGTCCCGGTCTGCATAAGCCTGGTAGTGACCTATCTCGGGCTCGTCAGCGGGAGGATCGGCCGCGCCCGGCGCCAGGAGATAAAGCAGAGGAAGGTCACTGCCAGGGCCGAGGAACGGGCGTGGGGGCTGCTGCTGTCCTACCTGAGCGCAGAGCAGCGGGACATGCTCCTGGAATTCGGGTACTTTGATATGCGCGGGTCCCGGGGGAAAGCACGCTACCGGATAGTGGTGTTCCTGAGCGTATTCAACATGTTCGAGTACGACAGCAGGAGCCGGGTCCTGGGCCGGTACTGCCTCCAGTCACAAAGGCATGATATCCCCCGCGCCGACCAGCTCCTGACGGTCATATCCCTCCTGGCCACGGATGAGAGAAAATTCTGGCGGGAGGCTAACCAGAGCAATTCCTATCACCAGAACATCCAGTACCTCCCGGATTTTAAGGAGGTCTACGGCCGGTGGAATTGCCTTAATACCTCCGCAGGAAAGCCCCCGGCATCGCTGGTAAAGGCTGCTGATCATCGTGGATAGCAAGTGGTGGTATCTGGACCTGCACGCCGATTACCCCGAGCTAGAGATGTACTACGGGGGCTGGAAATCCGAGCAAGAACTTGACCTGCTTGAACTGGGTGACCGCGTGATGGATCACCAGGCCGCCTGGCTGTTCACCTGGGTTTATTCCAGTGAGCGTGACCGGATCTGGGCAGCAGTCAGCTACATGTACTGCCAGGTGTTGCAGGCAATGAGGGACCGGGGACTAAATCCGGGATGCGCTGCTGACCTGCCCGCCGGGTGGTATCCGGACGCGGCTGCATGGGATCAGCGGTAAAAGAAATTACCGTAGACTTCCACGGTCCCGCTCATGGCCTCATCCTGGGTCAGGCAGCAGGCCAGGGCCAGGGAGTCCGGGTAATCATCGTGGGCATTAACGGCCTTGGGTGCGGCGGCGAGCATATTCGGGCCCTTGTAGGACAGCTCCAGGTCTTCCATTTCCTGCCGGAAGCGCCGGTACACCTTGAGCTTGCGCACCTTTGCCCCGGCGGGCCAGGCGATCTGCTGGCGCTCGATGAGCTGCATGAGGTGCTTCCACCGCCGGCTCTGCTCTGAGGGCGCGGACATGATGTTGACAATCTCACTGTAGGGCATCAGCCGGGACAGCCGGTCTGCTACTACGTCCCCTAATCCCCCAGAATCGATAGCGATTTTCCAGACGTTGTAATTGGAGAGGAATTCCCGGATCCGGAAATACTGCTCTTCCCAGTCCACATTCTCCAGGTCCAGCCAGGACAGGATCCGGTGATGGTAGAGCCCGAACGGGTCGGGGTTATCCCAGTCCACGTAAACCACGGTGACGATAGTGCGGTCCTGCTTCCGGCCGCAGTCAATCCCCGCCACAACCGGGGTCTGGTTCCAGGCGTGCACCAGGGACTGCATGGAGGTATCCCCCAGGGCGTCCAGCTTATCCGAGCTGGTGAACATACCCTGGTCCAGGAGCCACATGCACCGGTAGGAGAGCTTGAACTCGTTGGAATCCTCACCAAGGCGGAGCATTTCGGATTGCACGAATTTACGGTAATTCTCGTTGTATTTCCCGGCTTCTTTCCAGTCCACCTGGAAATGGCAGCGCCGGCCACGGTTGGCTTCCTTTCGCTTATTCTTCTGGATACTCTCGTAGAAAACATTCTTGTGGACTGTGGGTGTCCCGGTGAATACCATGGTCGCGCGGTTGGCAGCACCCATAGGCGCAACGGATTTATTGATGGCCCGGTCATCCGCGAACTGGCACTCATCGACCAGGATGATGTGGTAGGTGCGGCCCTCGATGGCGGCCCGGGGGTGGCAAGTTGTCCGGCGCACGAGGGATTTGCAGCGGCGCAAGGATACCTGCTTCCCGCGCCCGGTTACCCGGTCATCAATCTCGGGATCCGAGAGCATGGCGGTGGCATTGTCTGAGGTAAGGCAGGCGACAATGCGGCTGAAGAGGGTATCGGCCTGCTCCTCGACCGGGGCGAAGGCGCCGACCATGACCCCTTCCGCGAATTTCCCCAGGAGATCAGGGTAAATCTTTGCCAGCCGGGGGAGCATGACCATGCAGGTGGCCACGGTGTTGGCGATAGTTTCTGTTTTCCCCACCTGCCGTGCCATCAGCGCGGTAATGGTATCCCCATCACCGATAATCACGGACTCAAAAATACGGCGGGATAAAGGGACCTGGTAGGGCCTCAGCTCATGACCAGACAGCTCATTACAGATAACCAGCAGCTTGTCGATAAGCTGGTCAACAAAGCGCTGGCTGGTCTGGTCCAGGACAACCTCGGTGGCCAGCCGGGCTTCCCGCTCGGAATCAGTTTCCCCGGGGATTTCTTCCAGTAATAATTCGGTCATATCCCGAGGATAGCAAAAAGGGAGCGCCCTTCCACGGGGATTTCTCCCGCAGCGCTCCCTCTTTACTGCTGACCAGTGCAGTGGGGTCCGGGGACTCGCACCCCCGGTCCTTGGTCAGTCACCCCTGATCCTACCCTAGGTGTCAAGCCAGGTCAAGGCCCGTCGCCGCCATCGTCCTGGTCCCCGTCCGTGCCGGGGTCGCGGCGCATCAGTGCTTCTCCACGGCGCCCAGGACGGCGTTCTCCAGATGCGTTAGGAAGTTCTGGACAAGGGTCTGGACC